TCCAAATAAGTTTGAGCTACACCTACTTTACCTATTATCTTAGTTTTAGCATTTGGAACAAATTCACCATAGATTAAATCAGTAGATCCATCATTTTGACTATAGGATCCATCAATACTAAGTTTATAATAAGTATTAGTTAAAACTCCAACAACTACCTTTTCTACATTAGAGACAGGAGCATATGCTTTTGTTATATTCTCAAAAGCATCTTGAAAAAGCGTCTTATTTACTAAATCTGGTATATCTCCCTCAATAGGTTCTACAATAAGGTCTCTTGCTAACCTATAATTTGCATTAGAAGGGGATATTACATAATCTCTAGGTCTAATAATATCAACCTTTTCACCATATAGTGCTCCGAAGAGGATTTTGAAGGATTCATCAGTTCCTCTTGTTGAATAGAAGTCTTTTGACTGCTTAACAAATAAAGTTTGATTTAATTGTGTATCTAAATCAGTCTGAAAACCATATAAAAACTGTTTTTTAACTTTTTCAAAGAATTTCTCTAAAAATAAAACACTTAAATTCTCTACAACACTGTCTTCTTCATGAATAGCACCATTAGTGGTGGAAAAAACAGCATCTTCAGGATTATCACTATTTGTATAAGAGGTAATTCCTCTAAATCCCCTTACACAATCTACAAAACTTACACTTGTCTTACTCTTATATGTTATAACTTCATCACCAATCTTAAGTAATCCATAACTATCAGGAAATCCTTCAGTATTCTCAACTGCAATACTTGTAAAATCATATTCAGTTATTGCACTAGTAAGCTTAGTGGATTTAATAACATTTCCACATTCACTTACTTTAATGTACTTATCAATATTCTCAATTAAATCTAAAGGTCCACCTTGATACTCCTGCCCCTTATAATACTGGGACAAGAAATCACCTATTAAAGGAAACTCATTCTGCACATATTCAGGCAGTTGGCTCTTTACAATATCTTGAAACTGGACTCTTTTTTCTGTCATTGGTTATCTTACAATGCTTCCAGTGGTGTAACTTGGTGTAACAACATAATTGGATCCAGAAGGGTCAATTCCTGAACTAATTTCATCAACAATCATGTCAACATTACTACTATCTAGTTGTAAATAAAGATCCTGTAATCCGATAACATCATTAGATTCAGGAACTGTGGATATTTCCATAATTTGGACACCATCTTTAGTTTTACCAGATACAATATTCATAGGATCTAGGGTAATTCTACCAGTTTTATAATTAACTTTTCCAATTCTCTTTCTTTGAACTATTGGAGTATTTGATCCAGATGAGTCTAAAGAAAATAAATTCATAGTTCCTGTTTTCTTATCTGTATTTGGTATATCAAATAAGTAAACTTCTTCATTAATATCCAATACCCTAAATGCACTAGATCGAATATTATAACCATTCATAGAATCGATATGAAATTCATTACCAAAATCAATTGCATATTCAGCAAATGTATCAGTTGCTAATCTTAGATCACGTCGTATTTGAACTGTAGTAATAGTAGAAGTAACTGATTCATGACTTTGATCAATAACTCTCAAGAATTGACTATATTTAAATCTAGCACCATACTTATTTAGCTCCGCAGATTCAGCGTACTTATTGATACTATTTTGAACAATTGTACCAACAGCAGCTGCATTAGGTGCTAAATTTGAATTATAATATACTCTATTATTAGTTTCAATAAACAAATATTTTAAATCAAGAATTTCTGGTACAATACCTGCAACAGCATATTTCTTTAAATCTCTTTTAATATTTTCCTTAATTGCACCTGGTACAAAATCACCTGTACGTGGTTTTATACTAATGAAAACCTTCCCATATTGTGGTGGGATCAAGTCTTCACCACCATATACGGAGATTGACTCTGCTTCAGGGTAAATCTTATTAGGTATTAGAATTTCATAGTCATTAGCAGTTAATGCCCTATTCTGAGTACCATAAACCTCTGGAGCGTACTTTTTAATGGACTGAACACTTTCGATGACCTCACCGCCACTGGAAGGGGTCTCAACACTGATTAAAGAGATTCCTTGAGTAACATTGTAATCAATAGCATTACGAGTATAAGTTAATCTACCAGCAAAAGTTAGTCTACCGATACCATTTCCAGAATCACCATTTGTTACGATATAAGATGCTTCAATAACATTACCATCTTGAAGTGCTTTACCGAAAATACCATCTCCAAAAATTAGTTCATATTGTTCATCTGCTACTTCCTGAATGAAATATACATTAGATGTTCCGTCTATTGTAGTTCCAGTTTTTTCAGTAAACAAATCATCCTGTCTAACATATTCTACTTTTGTTGTAGAATTGGCATTTGCTTTAACATGGACTGCTAATGTATCAAGATCAATTCCAGTATTAGGTAAAATAAACTTTTGATGAATATTTCTAGAAGAATATGTAAAACTTTGATCTAAAAGAGTTCCTTCATATACTTCTATATCTTTAAAAAGAGCTCTCTTTCTACCTCCTCCAGTAATACTATCTACAACAGAGACTGTTTTATCCTGTGGAATATTAAAAACAAATGATTGTCCACCAAATTGTGCTCCAGTACTCGCAACTGGGCCTTTTCTAAGAGTTATACTTGAGGGGGTTGGTGTAATTACTTCAACTTGTGCGAAAAATGTAATCTTTGCTCTTGCTGCTTTTTTAGATCTTGGTACATATCCTATATTCCTTGCCAGTGCCACTACATTCTCTCTCAAGGTGGCAGAATCTATGAATACCTCATTAGATACCATATTAGCATTATAAGAGGTTATGTAGGTGTTATATGCCAGTACGTCTAAAATCGTTGATAGGTTTGACCCTTCAAAGTCATAATCCCTAAAACTAGAATTATCTCTTAGATATTCTCTAAGAGTCGATTTTATTTGGTCAAAATCTAGACCAGTAAAGTTTAAAAGTGGCATTTATCTATGTTGGCAACAAGGCAAATTCGAGTTGTTGAGGTGGAATATCAATTCCAATGATAATATAAGCGATTACAACATGATATTGATTTCCATCATAATCTGGAATCACATCAACATTAATTAATTCTACTCTAGGTTCATAATTTGCAATTGAATATTCAATTTCATCCTTAATATTAAGAGCTGTAACTTCATCAAGATTCTCAAATAATGATTCTGAAACTCCTGAACCAAAATCAGGATCAAAAAACTTCTCACCACGACCAGTTAAAACAATATTTTTAAGAGCACGGGAAATTGCACTAGCATTTTTAAGTGCAATAAGATCTCCATTTAAGGGATTAGTCTTAAATGTCATACTAAGATCTTTAAATTCTTGTGATACCCGTTCTAATGGCATTGAAAATAGGAGAATATAACTTATTTATTAAGTTTTTTGACCTAATATTCTGTCAAGGTCATTGTATCGACCTCATAATCTAAACCATCATCTTCTTCTGGGTCAAAAAGTTCACTTTCACTTAATTTATCACGCTTTTTTGGTGTAAGATTGTCATTACCAATCTCTCTTAACATTTTCTTTTCCATGAAAAAGTGCCTAAACCCTACAATTTTAGGTATTTAGACACTATACTTGGTTTAATTTTTTAAAGTTTAATATTTTCGTCCTTAACCCATTGATTATTTTCCCATTTATAACCTGGCCGACCCAAATATTCAACTTCTGACTCCCATTCACGCAATGCTTCAACAACAACTTGCTTCATTTCACGTTTTTGGCGTTTGTTTAGACTTCCGAAGCGACTATCAATCCACTTTTTACCATACCAAAAAACAAAAAGACAAATTAACAACGCAATTCCATCGCCCCATGATAAATTCCATGCCCATTGGAAAAAATTCCACATTATCCTTGTCCTCTATACTTCTTTTTTGGTTTATTACGAGAAGTCGCCGCTAATTTGGTTAGTGCCGAGCGGCCTTGACGTGTTTTTTTGGGTCTCGACATGATAACTACACTTCCAAGTACCCCTTGCTTCATTTTTGCCATAATTTCCTTTAAGTTTTATTGAGTAATTTTTTAAGTGCTTCCGATGGGACTACAATAGTAAAAATTAGTCCTAAAAATACCGCTAAAAGCACTTTAGACGATAAAAGTTGCAATAGAAAGATAATTAAAGTGCTTACACCGAATAGTGACCACTTCTCTTTGACTATTGCAACGATTTTTTCAACCGTTAGTTGTTTTTGTGCCATTCGCATCCTCCATTTTAATTAAATTAGCATCAAATACCTCTTTTCCTTCACTTGAACTCTCATAATACTTCTCCGATAGGTCTTGTAGTTTTTCCATTGCTTGCTCATGGGAGAGATTACTATGAATAACCTCTCCATCATAAAGAATGTTAAATCTTGCCATCACATTTTATTGGGATCCGCCATAAAAACAAATACAAACCATACTACAAATAAAATTGCAATAATACCGAGAAGATTTGGGATCAACATAATAAAGAATTAGATAATACGAGTTTTTTCGTGGCCAACCCTAATACGAGGATCGCACCAAATTTCAAAACCTTCGTCCATAGCATCTAAACAGAAACTAACGTCCTCTCCACACATGTCTTGGACTTCACCAGACTCAAACTGTTGCATTTTAGGTGCAAACCAAGGATATTCGAGTTTCTCAAATACTCCATTCTTAATCATCACCCAACCAAAACCAGTATAGTCAACCGTAAATGGTTTCTTACGCTTAGCCATGGTTTCAACGGTTTCATGATTCATTACACCGCCATTCTTACGGAAATCCTCTTCCTCTAACCAGTGAGCAACAGAAGTTGTTTGACCATCTTCAGTAGCATACCAACCAGCAGTGATTTCTTTCTCTTCTCCTTTAACAGTATTCCCTTCAGAATCAACAGTATCGGCAGCAACTGCTAAATCGCATAATTGCCAAAACTTGTTAGTGTCAAAGACAATATCTGAGTCAATCCAGAGTTGATAATCATACTTAAGTTTACCATCCCAAGGTATCTGATTAGGTCCACGTAGTACATTTGCACCAAGTACCTTACAACGTGCAAAGTTTACCATTGATGAGTAATCCTGAGAGATCTGAATACTCATTCCATTTTGCACCATGTCAAAGCATAACTGTACAAAATTCTTTAAGAAAATATAAGAGCAACCTCTTCCTGGTAAACAGAAGACGATTGCTTTTCCTTTCATTCTTGCTTTGATTGCATCTATATCCCATTCGGGTGCTTTTACTTTAGGTGCAACCGTCTTTACTTTAAATCCTTTAGCCATAAAAGAGAACTCACTTTCAATGTTATTTTATCAGTTTATTTAGTACTTGTCAATAAGAATCTTCATCTAAAGGTGAGGTATATACTACTCTTCCTGGTCCACCATATCCCACTTTACCTTTTAACCTAGTATATGTTAAATCTTCTTTCTGATATTCAGTTGACATCAAATCCATCATTACATGTAACATCTGCCATTTCTCATCAAAGTCTTCTTCACTTAAATTCCAGTATATTGGTCTATCCTTCAAGTAAATATGATAAGTAATATCTTCAAGATTTTGCATCATCTCCAACCTAAACTACATTATATATTTGGAAGACGTATCTTACGTGCTAATCCAAATTTCTTTAATAATACCACATGCTGCCATGTTAGGTCAAATTCACCATTTAAACCAACCCTTGCTGATGTAGGAAACTTATGATGATCATTATGCCATCCTTCACCAAATGAAAGTATACCAAATATAGGATTATTCACAGACCTATCATCAGTCTCAAAAGATCGATATCCCCACATATGAGCAGCTGAATTAATAAACCATGTCATATGATATACACTTACTATTCTGAGAGGTATTCCCCATAGTACCATTGACCATCCTCCAAGATTATATAAGATTATTCCAAGGGGGATTTGTAAGAATATAAACCACTTATCTAACCATCTAAAATATGGATCCTTTCTAAGATCAGGTGTAAGTCTGTGTACGTTTTTCTTTGCAGGTACTTCCACTAACATCCATCCTATATGACTCCACCAAAATCCTTTAGTACTATCATGGGGGTCACCATCACTATCAGTATACATGTGATGTTGACGATGTATTCCAGGCCATGTAATAGGTCCATACTCACAACTAAGTGATCCACATGTTGCTAGTATACGTCTAATCCATGTAGGTGACTCAAAAGACTTATGTGCAAATAAACGATGATATCCTAATGTCAACCCAACACAACCAGTAAGGTAACAAAGAAATAGGTATACAAAAAAATTACCCCAACTCCAAAATTGAGGTAATATTGCAATAACTCCTAATACATGAACTAGGAGAAAAAAACCAATTGTAGACCATTCTAATTTCATAAATCCTCACGGGTATTTTTTTATGGCCCCCGATTTTTTATTTAGCTCTCGTTTTCGGTTCGTTGTAGGTTAGGGACTTCCAGCTTTTTTAAACCGCAACGCCGCCCCGCCCAACATTAACAACGCCCCAAATTAACTGTCGATACGCATTATTTAAGCACTGCAAATACGCATAATGAAAGTGTTACTAATACATTATAAGATATAAAGGGCAAAGTGTCAAGAACTCTGCCCTTATTTGTGTTTAGTTTGTGTTACTTATAGGACTGTATCTGCACCCTCCGCAATATCATCCAGGACGGCAAGG